CGGTGCTGGAGCGGACCGGCAAGTCACCGATTCCCATGAAGCCGCGCGAGGCGTGCATGCGATGAGCGAGCGGCTCACCACCAACAAGAAAACCCCGGCGCGGGCCGGGGCGTGAGAGGCAGAACAATGCCGTCAATCTTCGCGGCGAGCCAGGAAGAACTCTTCGAAGAGGCGGTAGGCGGCCGCCACGTTGATCACGTATTCGTGGGTCCAGCGCTGGATCTGCCGCTTGGCAGCCCGGTTGCTGGTCAGGACGGGGCAAGCGTATCGCCCACGGTCGCCACCTTGCCCCCGTGTGGCGGCCGTGGGGAACGGTGGCCCCACTTGGCCAGCCATAAGAAAGAGGCCCGCGTACGGGCCTCGTGGGCGCTCTGGGCGCCAAGGGGAGCGCTAGGTCGACGCCTCGTGCTCGGCCGCCAACAGGCGAATGACCTCGATCAGGTCCGCCCACCGGCAGGCGTAGGCGTCGCACCAGGCCTCGATCTCATCGAGCGTGTCGCCGGCGGCGTCGTCGTCCAGAACGATCACGTGCACATCTCCGCGCTCCTGGGTACGTTCGAGAAGCGCGATCAACTCGAGTTCCTCGGGGCCCTCCGGTGAATGGCCGCCAAGAAGAAGCAACCCGGCAAGCGGGGCGCTACGCCACCGAAGATCACGGTCCGGCCCGGCAAGGAGGACGGCCGGAAGGTCGACGGGCCGAAGCTGCGCAAGCGACCGCCCGAGGAACGCATGGCGATGAAGGCCGACTGCGAAATGATGGTGCGGGCCTCGTGGCCGACCGGCCAGATCAAGGCCGCGCTGAAAAACAAATACAAACTGCGGCACCGGGCCGCGATGAACTACATCAGGCGGGCCCAGAACGTCATCCTGGCCGAGGCGGACGTCGAGCCGCGCGTGTTGACGGCGACGCTGCTTGTGCGGCTGCAAACGATCATTCAGCATTCGACCGACGACAAGACGATCATGCGGGCGGTCGACTCGATCTCGCGTCTGTTCGGCCTCTACGGCGGCCGCTTCATTCACGCACCGGTCCAAACGGAGCCGCGCGATGACAGCGACGAACCACTGGACGCTCGCCGAGCTCGAATCCTTAGCCTGGTTAGCGAGGCACGGCGACGCCTCGGAACTGGCGACGCTGGAGCGCGTGCTTACGACGACCATGCCGCCGATCCCGATGTGCCCGCATCGGCCGAACGCGAAACAGGCTAGGTTCCTGGCGCTCGACGACGTCGAGGAGGTGATGTACGGCGGGGCGGCCGGCGGCGGCAAAACCGACGCGCTGCTCATGGCCGCCGTCCAGTACGCCCACGTCCCCGGCTACTCCGCCCTGATTCTGCGCCGCGAAATGGTCGATGCCCTGCAGCCCGACTCGATCCTGTTTCGCGCCCACACATGGTGGGATCAGATCGCCCGCTTCTCGCCCAAGACGAACACGTTTACATTTCCCTCTGGCGCGACCATTACCTTCGGCCACATGCAGCACGAAAGGGACAAGCTGCGCTACCAGGGGTCGGCGTTTCAGTTCATCGGATTTGACGAGCTGACACACTTCACAGAAACGCAGTATCTGTATCTGTTTTCGCGCTTGCGGCGCCTCGTTGGGATGAACGTGCCGCTACGCGCCCGGGCGGCGACCAACCCTGGTGGGCCGGGGCATTCATGGGTCAAGTCACGCTTCGTTTCGGACGACGCTGAGCGTTGTCTCGTCGACGGCATCTACGACCGCGTGTTCTACGTCGGCGATCGGGCCTTCGTGCCTGCCCGCGTCGAGGACAATACGGCAATGGACCTGCCGAGCTACCTCAAGAACCTCGATAAGCTCGACCCCGTCACCCGGGCCCGCCTCAAGCTCGGCGACTGGCGAGCGGCCGAAGAAGGCCTCGTCGATCCGGCATGGCTCCGCGACTATCGCGTCTTGGAGCACGAGTATCATCTATTCGACAACGAGCACAATTTCGTGCGCAGCGTGCTCCAGTCGGACGCGCGGCGGTATCAGGTGATCGATGCCGGCGGCACGTCGAAGGAGCTTGCCGAGCAGCACAAGAACGCCCGGCCGTCCAATAGCGTTATCACGACGTTCGACTACTATCATCACGCCGACGGCTGGCGAGCCTGGATCATCGTCAACTGCCGGGCCGGCCTCTACGCATTTCCGCAGCTCGTTGCGGCCGCCCGCGAGGAGGCCGAGCGATTCGCGCCGCTGTGGATTGGCGTGGAGGACAAGAATCAGGGCCGCGCGCTCTGGGAAACGCTCCGCGAAGAACTTCCGATGGTGCCCCTCGAGCCCGGCTCGCAGGACAAGGCGACGCGGGCCGCCCCGGCGCTGAACGCGATGTATAAGGGCGAGGTGTATTTTCCTGAGGAAGCGCCATGGCGGCCGGCGTTCATGGACGAGCTTCTGTTTTGGCAGGGACTGCCAGAACAACAGGACGATCGGATCGATACGCTCGCCTACGGTGTCGACCGCGTCCTGGTCCTGGCCGGCTCGCCCCGCGGGGCCGGCAGCGACGGACCTTTCGTCGGCGGGGGGATTTGGTGACCGATGGGAAAACCGCAGAAGGCCCCTGAGCGGCCGCGCAAACGGATGAGGATGGGCCGGCCGCTGGGCATCGCCCGCGACTGCATGTGCTTGACGGTCGATCCGTCGCCGCTGGGCATCGAGGCCCTGCTGCAACCGTACCTCGAGACCGGCTGGGAGATCGCCTCGGCGACGATGGGCGGCTACGACGACACCGGCGTGCATCGCTCGATCGGTGTCATGACGATCATCCTGCAGCGAGACAAGGAACTCGGATGAGCGTCGCGTTTTTCACCTACGATCTGATAGGGGGCCCGCTGGACGGCGGCACCATTCTACATATCAGACAGCTCCCTCTGCTGGTTTTCGTCGGGCCAGCCGAAGAAGGCGATACGTTCGCACCGTACGGTCCGATGCGATCTGTGCGCACCCCTTGGGCGTATCGTTTCGACGGCATCGCCTACGCACATTCACCGCACGAGTCGCTACGTCGCAAGTGAGTCGGCCCGCGTTTCGGCACCGGCGTTGTTCGACGGCATTTGCACGCCGAAGGCCCGTCGAAAGAACCGCTGAAAGACACCCTCCGAGTTTGCCACGGTGAACGACCAGCGGTCGCCGCGCAGTGCTTTGGCGAACTCGGCCCCGCGCCGCCAAGCCAGGCCGATCCCGCCGAAGTAGGAAACCTCCCCGAAAACAATGTCGTCAACCCGCACGGTTTTGCCGCTCGTTGGGTTCGTCGCCCAGATAAGATGCAGGTTGAGCGTGGGGCGAATGTACTCGGGGATCAGCACAAATCCGTAGGCGTGAGTCCACGCCGTTGCGGCGGAAAGGACCGCCGGCGCCAGGGTCACCGCCGAACCAATCGTGCCGGAACCGTCCTGAACGTATATGGAGAGATCGCCGGCTAGGATACCAGCCTCGCCTAAGTACCAGAACGATAGGCAGTAGAGGCGATTGCGCTTGGCCTGGGTGATGGGCAGCGACTGAATAAGCGAGATCGACGCCGGTGCACCGGAGGCCAGTAACTTGAGCGACTGCGCGCCATGAAACGCATTTCCGTCCAGGAAGATGTGCGTGCCCGCCGTGCCCGTATTGATTTGCCAACTGCTCGGGATATTCGCCGCCCCGCTCTCGAAGTCGCCATTGGAGACGAGCGACGTCGAGTGCAGGCCCTGCAGCGTGCCCTGATCGCCGAAGCCCTCGGGGTCCACGCCGTGCGCCTCGGTTTCCTTTGAGCCCTTCACGGTGAAGGTCTCCGATCCCTCGGGGCGCCCGTCCCGCTCGCTGTCCGCGACGCACTCGACCGAGACGGTGTCGCTGGGCACGGCCAACTCGCTATTCACACCAGCGTAGTCGGGCTGGGCGCCGATCTGAATGCCCGACACGCGCCCCGGCGACATATAGCCGTCGAGTACCTTGGTCGTCATGAGCACGGCGTCGCTGGCGTGATTTCCAGCCGCCGCCGACACGGCGCCGATCGTGACGACCGAGGCATTGATCGACTCCGAGGCCGCCACCATCGCGAGCCGAAGCCGATAGAGAAGCTCGTCGATCGAGCCGCCCGGCCAGCCCAACTCGTCCAGGATCGTCGTCTTATCCTGCAGCCGGGTGCTCGCGATGCCCGCCAAAGCGGCCCGCCTCCCGACGTGCTGCGCCTTCCACGAGGCAAAGGACGAAATCAGCGTCCCCTGCGGCCCCAGAATCGGCAGGGCATCCTGATAAACCGCGAGGATTTCGGCCAAATCGGTGTCGAGATCGGTGCCGTCGGTCTTTTGCAGGTCGTAGTGTTTGACGAGCTTTCCCAGGTCCTCGAACAGCTCGGCGTAGTTCAGGGCCATCGTTTTTTTTCTCCCTGGGCTTGATTTTCATCTACCAGCGTGCGGCATAAATGCGGCTATGGCGAAATCGAAGCTATTTCGGCAGGTCGCGTTGAAGCCGGGAACCTACCAGTTCCCCGGCGGCACCCGCATAAGCTACAGCCGCGACGATCTCAAAAGCTATGTCGAGGGGACGCGGAAGGCGCTGGCGGCTGGCAAGCGTATCTCGGTTTTCCTCGAGCACCCAAAGCCTGGCAGCGTCGAGGGCGGCCCGCTGGACGAGCACGACGCCAAGGCCGACCGCCTGCGGAACACGGTCGGGAAACTCGTGGCGATCGATCAGGAGCCCGACGGCTCGCTGTCCTACGTGCTCGAGATTGCCGGGGCGGCCGCCGAAAAGGTCGCCGACGGCCACATTCGCTACACGAGCCCCGAACTGCGGCGGACCTACCGGAACGGCGACGGTGTCGAGATCAACAATCTCGTCGCCCATGTGGCGCTGACGAACAACCCCCGCACAACGCAGCAGGGCGAGTTCGAGTACGCCGACGCGACCGAGGCCCCGGCCCTGCAGTTTTCCCTGGCCGACTACGTCGAGGACCAAAGCATGCCCCGCGCCAATCCCAAGAAGGCCGCTCCCAAGGCCAAGCCCACCGCCAAAACGCCCGCTGGCCGCAAGGCCGACTTCGTGCAGGCCCTCTCGGGCCTCATTGCCCAGTTCGCCGACGACGAAAAGTCGGAGGACGTCCCGCCGAGCGAAACCAGCGATGACGATTCGACGTCAGAGGTCCCGCAGCCTGGCAGCGACAAGGATCAGCAGGTCAAGGCCTGCGTCGCGGCTCTGGCGAGCTTCGACATTGTGCTCCCCGAGGACACGAACGCCGAGAACTTCATCGCCAATCTGCGGGCCGCCGTGACCGCCCTGGCCGCCGTCAAGGACAGCCTCAACGGCGGTGACGACGAACCCGGCCCCGAGGAGTCCTATATGCCGCCGCAAGAGGAAACCACGCCCCGCCAGTTCAGCCTCGAGGACGTCACCAGCGGCCGCCTCAAGAAGAAAAACGCCGTGCTGGCGAAGCTGCTCACGCAGACCGCGGCGCATGTCAACGCCGAAATCGAGGGGCTGACCAAGAGCGGCACGATCACGCCCACCGTCGCCAAAGCGCTGCGGACCAAGTTCAACGCAGTTCAGTTCTCGGCCGATGGCGACGAGCGGCCCAGCTTCACGCTCGACGAGGTCGTCGGTCTGCTTCGGGCCAACAGCCGTGCGGATCGATTCGGCAACGCGCAGTTCGCTGCGGACGAGGACGAGCACGCGACGCCCGGATTCTTCGACGCCGGCGAGCAGAGCCCGCTGGGGCCGACGCCCGGCAGCAACCGCTACAAGGCCGCCGTCGCCGCAATGTCGGACACCGTCACAAACATGCAGGGCGGCCGCCGCAGGCACCTAGACGCCCCTCCGTTCACACGTTCGCAAACCTTACCCGCCCGCTGAGATCAGCCTCGAGGACCGATCATCATGACCCGCGCTAACCCGTTCGGCCTGCCAGGGATCGACGCTCGCATCCAAGGCGAGACGTATGAGGTCCACTGGGGCAAAGACGAGCAGATCATCAAGGGCAAGGGGATTATTTCGTCGGCCGCCCGCGACAGTGGCAACACGCCCACGACGACGCTCCGCGGCGGTCTGGTTTTGGCCCGCCTCACCGACTCGGGCAAGTACGTCGCCTACTCGGCGACTGGGGCCAACGGGGCCGGCAGCGATCGCGCCTCGGCGATCCTCGAGCAGGGCGTCAATCTGCTGGACTACACCGGCACGGCCGTCGATCGCCTGATGCCGGTTCTGCTGGGCGGCCCGATCCGCGACAGCCAGTGCTTCGGCCTCGATGGACACGCCAAGAGCGCCCTTTCGCGGCACTTCGTGTTCGAGGACGCGCTTAACGAGGCGGCGGCCCAGAACTACGGAGGCCTTGGCCCGCCGAATGCGCTCAAGCTGTTCTCGGTCTATGCTTCGACCAACACGGTGACGCTGACGGCCGAAATGAGCGGATCGATCTTCCTGGGCAATCACTCGACGAACATGATCTACACCCTGCCGACGCTCGCCGCCGGCCTGCGGTACCGAGTCATCAACCTCGTCGACTTCACCGTGACGATCAACGGCGCCGCCGGCACGATCGTCAAGAAAAACAACGCCGCCGCAAACTCGGTGGCGTTCGTCACGGCCGGCGAGCTGATCGGCGCGACGATCGACATCATCGCCAACCACGACGCCACCAAGTGGCTGACGTATCCGGCCGGCGGTTTCACGATCACCTAGCGCCCGGCGGCCAGTAGGCCGCGCCCCCTGCACCCTGTAACTCGACCCTCGATTTCGGAGCGAAACCATGCGCCTGCCCATTCCGGACATCCTCTCGCCGGCGGTCCTGAACGCGACGGTCGAGGAAATCCACGTCCGCAACACGGCGCTGCAGTCGATCTTCGGCGGACCACTGCTGGGCGGAAACACCGTCGACATCGGCGGCCGGAACTTCGCCTGGGATGTTGCCGACCCGACGCGCGAGATCGCGACGGGCCGCGCGCCGGGCACAGGGCCGTCGAAACAGAAGCCCAAGAATAACGACTGGGTGACGGGCCGCTTTCCGCGGGTGCACGAAGCGATCGTGCTCGACTACGAGCAAATTCACAACCAGCGGGCCATCGGCGGCCCGGTGGGCGAGATCGACCGCGCCGGCCGCTCGTATATTGCCCGCCAGGCGATGATTAAGAAGCAGCGCGTCTCGAATCACATCGAGTTCCAACTCGCGGCGATGCTGCGGGGAACCTACTACTACTCGATCGACGGCGACGATCTGATCCCGTCGTTCACGTCCGGCGACATCACCGTCGATTTCCGCATTCCTTCGGGCAATAAGCTAATCGGGGCATCCTTTGCGACCGGCCTCGATCCGCTCGGCGAGGGCAATATAATCGACGCCTCGTGGGCGACGACCTCGACGAAGATCATCGAGCACCTCTACAAAATCGACGACGCGATGACGCGCCTCTGGGGCGGCCGCCTGGGGCACGTCGTGACCACGTCGAAGGTCATGATGAGCGTCTTCAACAACACGCAGGTCCAGCAGTTCGCCGGCACCAGCGTGTCGCCCTTCGAGGTCGTGCAAAAGCAGCTGAACCCGGAGCAGGTCGACTTCCGCATCCGCATTCGCGGCGCCGACTGGGTGCAGTTCCATGTGGTCAACGAGTCGCTGAATCTCAACGGCACCGCGACCCGCATGATCCCCGAAGGGTACTGCTCGTTTATTCCGGACGTGGGCGGCGACTGGTTCGAGTACTGGAACGGCAGCGAAATCGTCGTGCCCTGGGTCGGCCAGCAAGGCTACGAGGCCTTCGGCATGCACTTCTGGGCGAAGCCGATCGACGAGCCCGCCGGCTACAAGCTGATGAGCGTGCACAATGGCATTCCGGCCCTGCACAAGCCCAAGGCCCTGATGTTCGCCCGCGTCCAAAACGATTAGTTCGAAGTTTCGCGGCCGGCGGTCTCCGGCTCTGCGTGATTGGGCGGGCGGCCGCGAGGCCCCCGCCCATTTTCATTGGGGAATCGACGATGCCGACCCGCTCTGCCGCCCTCACCGTTCAGACGCCCGTCACCATGACGCTCGCCAACACTGAGTACTCTTTCGTGCTGCCGGTGAATACCGTCCGCTGGGGCATGAAGTCGCGCGGGGGAAACGCATTCCGCTTCGCTACGGTGACCGGAAAGGTGGCGACGCCGACCGACCCCTACGTGACGGTCGCCGCCGGCCAGATTTTCAACTCGGCCGAGCTCGAGCCGCTCGCGCCCGGCGACGGGCTGGCCGGCCAGACGATCTATGTCGGCACGGACACGGCCGGCGACGTGATCGAAGTCTGGACCTACCTGCACGCCGATAACACCTACTAGGGACCGAGCGCATGCTCACGTCGGGCGTTTTCGGTCGAGGCCTCGCCGTGGGATTCGGCGGCGGCGCGGCGCCCCCCATTGGCGGCCTGCCGCTGCCGATTCTTCTTGGTGCCGATCTGTGGTTGCCACTGTCCTGGCCTGTAGCGCTCTGGACCAACTCGCCGGCTGGAATCAACGAGACTCACGCCTCGGCCGACGGCAATCTCGTCGGTCAGATCGACGCCCAGGGCCTATGGCCGGGGTTCTGCATCGCGGGCAGCAGTAGCGCCCCCACGTCGACGACGGGCAGCGAGTCCTCGCGCGGCACGCTGGGATCGACCAGCCGCCTGTCGTCGTTGACGCGCACCACGTCGCACCTCTACGTCCTGGAGCGGAGCACGCGAGCCTTTCGGTATATGTACGTCGAGAAGGTCTGCACGCTGATTTTCTTCGTGCATTTCACGTCCGACGGCTCGACCTGCATTCTCTGGGACACGATCAAGGGCAGCGCGACGACCGACGGCAGCACGGCCGCCGGCTGGTATCTCGGCCGCACGTCTTCCAACACGATTCAGATACTCGTGGCCAACGGGGCGGGCGCCCTGATGGTGAACACGACAACGACCGGCAAGACCGTCACTAATGCGAACGGCATGGTAATGATCGCCGTGACGCTGAACGGCCACGGCGCAAGCCTGGGAAAGATTCGGGCCTACTCGTGCGCGACCGGCGCGCAGCTCTGGGCCGAGCACGCCTTCGCCACGAACGGCGCTGCAGCGGCGGCGGCCGGGACGAACACAACGCGCAACGTGGGGATCGGCGGCTACGCCGATGGTACGTCATCGACGCAACGTCTCGTCGGCCACCAGGGCGACATCTTGACGTTCGACCGCGTGCTCACCGATCAAGAACTGTCGCAACTCGCCCTCTGGAATCCGCCGCGCACCTCGGCAACGCTGGCCCGCGCCTTGGCGGCCGGAACATCGCTTCCGCCGACAAGCCTGTCGGGCTGCCTCATGTGGTTCGATTTCCTGACAGCCGGAACGTGGAATTTTCAGGAGCGGACGTCGCCCACCACGCCCGCCGCCGACGGCCAGCCGCTGGGGTATAGCTTCAACCGCGCCGGCTCGCGCCTGCACCGCGACATGGTGGCCCAAAGCGACGGCGAGCGGCCCATCTGGACCGACGATCTATTCGGGGCGGGTCTTGGCGCGATTAGCTTCTCGGGTGCCGACGCCGAACGGATGGATTTTCCAGCCCTTCCTAAGGCTGGCAACATCACGTGGCTCATCGCCGGGCGGCAGCAAGACGCCAGCGACGGCAGCCAAGTCCTCCGCGCGTCGTCTGGTAGCATCTACGCCACGCAGACGAAGAACGCCTACGAGTCGGTCGACGACTGCTACTGGATTACACATGATCCCGTGGCCTATTATGGCCGCCAAGGCGGCATCGGGCCGGTCTATGACGGAGAGGCGTTGCACGCCTGGGGCATTCGCTTCGAGGCCCCCGCAGCGCAGGTTGGCGTCGGCGGCCAGTGGGGCACCGCCGTTTCGACGCCCGGCAGCGTGCATAACTTCGACCGCATGGGAGCCAGCGCGTCGCACGATGCCGATTTCGACCCAACAATGGACATCGCGGCTGTGTGCTGCTGGAAAGACCTGCACAGCCAAGCCGACTGGCGCAAGGTGATGCAATATTTCATCGACCTAGGACTAGCCGTCACCGTGCTTTAGCAGGCCGCCTCGCGCGTCCAAGACATCAAGACAATCGTCCGGTGGACCAGCGCGCTTGAGAAACAGCGCATCGACACGGCCCGCCCAGATACGATTACGACGAACCCAGCGCCGCCGTACATAGAGCAGCAGATACGCAGAGACAATCCCCAGAACGGTTATCGCGGTCAGCATTGGTCGTTCTCCAGTTGGTTGTCCCGCGTTGCGACGATAAACTCCCCCGCCGAAACAAGCCACGATGCCACCCACCATCACACCACCGGTCGATCGGGCCGACGGCACGGGCGCAGACGCGACGATCGCGGGGGCCGAGAGCGGTCAGGCGCAGGTGCTCTATTATTCGCTCGCCAACATCGGCGGTGCAGATTATGAGGACACGACGTCGATCACAGTGCCTTCCGTGCTGCGGCTCGGCAGCGGTGCTGTGGCAATCAACGCCACGCCTGGCCGTTATCGCGGTTTCGTCGCATTCAATAACGCGTCGAAACTTTCCGAGCCCTTCGTGTTCGACGTCACTGGCACGCCGCCCACGCTCACGGTGGCCGACAACGAGGACGGCACCGGGGCGGTCGTAACCATCGCCGGCGCTCAGGCTGCGCTCACTCAGACGGTCTACATCGTCCCCTTGGCGGGCACGCCGCAGACGAACCAAAGCCGCACCGGCAGCGGCACGATTACCCTGGCGCTCGCCACCGGACGCTATGCGATCGTCGGCCTACTTGACGGCGGTCTCTACACCATCGGCCCGTATATCTTCGACGTGACGCCGCTGCCCGCGGCCGTGGTATCGATCTCCGGCGGCTATTGCACCTCGGCCGAGGTCGCCTCGATCCTGAGCCAGTTCGCGATCGACGTTCGCACGGACGACGAGCACGACGAGGACTATCTGGCCGCCGATGACCTGGCCCGGCAGGAAGAGGCCCTCGAGCGGGGCTCGGCCTGGATCGATATGTTTCTGCAGGCTCGCTACGACGCGGCGACGCTCGTCGGCAATCGCTGGGTCAAATGGGCGACGGCCCACCTCGTGGCCTGCGAGCTTGAGCGGCGCCGCGGCAACGGTGTGGCGGCGAGCCTGGCGGCGGCGACAGAAACCTATGTGGCGATGCTCGAGGCAATCGCCAAGGGCGCCCGACACCTGGCCGGTCCGGGCGGCCCCGAGCCCGAGCGTGGCGATGCGATGCCCGGCTGGTCGAACGTGACGCCCGACCTGCGCTACCTCTGGTCCTCGATCCGCCGCGTCGATCAGACCTCGGCCAAGACGCCGCTGCCGCCGAACAACGCCCCCGATCCGAATAGCGGTGTGTGGTGAAAATGTATTCGGTGCGGCGCATGAACTTATCGAAACGGTCGCGAAAAGGTGCGCGAGTTTCGTGATGCTTGAAACGACGATTTACACTCGCCAGTCGAACGCCGAGATTCGGGCCCTCGTCGCCCGGATTCCGGCGATCTTGGCCGGCGACGAGCCGGACCGGGCCGGCATGCGCCTCGGCCTGCAACTGCGTGTCGGGTATGCATTTTTGTCGTTCGTCAAGGCGGCGTTCGTGGTGAAGGCCCGCGGCGGCACCGACGAGGGGGGCGAGTCATGGGCGCCGCTCTCGCCTGCCTATCTGGCGTATGGTCGCGGGCCCAAGTCGACTCGCACGGCCGGAGGGCTGTCCCCGGGCGGCAAGGACGGCTTCATGTCGCCCGCCGACCTGAAGCGCTGGCGGTCGGTCTTTCGGCAAATGCTTGCGATCCAGGCGCTGGCCTACGGGCCCGACGCGGCCCGCGACTTCCAGCTAACCGCCGACGAGGTCTATAAGCGGGACGCACCACAGGCCGCCGCGACGGCCTGGATCGACGCCAAGGAGCGTGGCGTCAAAACCAAGCTCGCGGTCTTCGGCAGCCGGCCGCATGAAATCCTCCGCGACCGGGGCATCCTGCTCAACTCGCTTTCGCCCGGGATCGTCGTCACCGAGCGGGACGCGGCGGCGAGCGGTCTGCCGCCGTCATACACCCGCCCAGGCGGCGAGGGTGGCGAGCAGCAGGTCATGCGTGCCGAGCCGGGCGCGCTGATCGTCGGCACCTCGGTGGCTTACGCCGCCGCCCACCATTACGCCAAGCCCCCCCGCATTCGCCGCCGTCTCTGGCCGGAGACGTTGCCGGCGTCCTGGGCCGCCTCGATCGCCAGGACGGCCGCTCGCGGCCTCGGGCGGGCGCTGGGGAAATACGTGCGAGGAGGCCAGCTGTGAGCGTAGGGCTCGTCCTTGACGGCGTGAAGGAGGTCCTGATGGGGGCCTTCTCGAAAAACGAGGATTGGATCGACCTCATGCCCGAGGGCCGCCCGCCGGCCGCCGCCGGGCCCTGGTTCATCGGGATCACCGAGGGGGGCAGCTATCAGGCCGACGCCAACGACGTCCTGGCCGAGCTATTCCGGGTCGAGATCGTGATCTCGATCCGCACCGCCAAGCTGCCGCGCGACCGCCGCGGTATGATCTACCGCCACATGCTCGGGGCCTTCGAGCCGCTCGAGCGGCTGATCATGGGCGCCATGACGCCCTGGGCCGCGTCGTTCATCGCCGCCAACGCCGCCGGCGGCCTGGGGACGACCGACACCGGTAGCGTGATCTTCGGCCCGCTGCTGTGGACCGGAACCAGCCCCGCGGTTGGCAAGGGCCCCGAGTGGGCGCTAGGCGACATCGCCAGCATTCGCGGCGCCGATACCGAGGTCTGGGCAGTGAGGAGCTTGAATTATCAGGGAGCCCTTCGGGTACAACCGTTTGACGCCGTCAAGTAAGCGAGGTTTCACCCATGCCCAGCCCCCTAGTCGTTGCCATGACGGGCAACTACAGCCTCGAGTGGGCACCGCCGGCGATCGCCGCCGGCTACACCACCCCCGAGACCGAGGCTGGATATGGCGCCTATTTGAACGTGGGCCAGACGGCCGTCGCGAAGGTTTTCAAGCGCTCGTTCGCCGTGCAGCCGGTCGTTTCGGACCTCTACGGCCAGAACGCCATGCTCGACGGGATTCAGCAAGGCGTCGTGCTGACGCTGGCGATGGACCTAGCCGAGTACACAGCGAACGTCCGGCATTTGCTCTGGCCGTGGGGCATGACGGTCGGCGGGGTCGCCGACTTCGGAATTTTCCCTCAGGCCGGGACCCGCATGTCGCAGTATTGGGGGCTTATTCGCCTCACGGCCGCGACCGGTTCGCCGGCGGCCGCGCCCAACGGGCCGGCGACGTTCATCGCCAAGGCGGCGGTCGTGGCCCCAGACTCGCCGCACGAAATGATGATGGGCACGGTCTGGCGCCGCAGCCCGATCACCATGAACCTTTTCCCGTACTTTGACGGTACGAACTACCGCAACTTCGCCGTTACCTAGGCTCCGAGGTGCTCGATGGCTGAGGAGGCGACCTTTCGGTTCGTGTTTCAGGACGGCACGCTGGCCGGTGCCGGTGATCGTCCCGCAGGCACAACCGGCGTTCCGGCGCCGCCCTCTGTTACGCCGCAACCGGCGCCCGTTGCTACTGAGTCCGTCAGTGACGATATCGCCGAGACATCGGCTCGCTTCAAGGCGATGGGCACAGTGTTCGACGATGTTCGCGCAACGATGTCGCTGCTCCCGGGCAAAACGGCGGCCGTCGCCTCGGCGATGAGCGCGACCGCGGCAACGGCCGGCCAGGCAACGGCGGCGGTGAGCGGTCTGTCGACCGCCGCGATTGCGACCGGCGGGGCCCTGATCGTGCTGGCCGGCGCTGCCCTGGCGCTGAAGGCCACCATTTCGGCGGCCAACGAGAAGCTCGATGAACTCGCTGCCTTCTCGGGCGCGATTCAGCAGGCGCGGGCCGAGAATCGTGTGGCCGAAATCCAGTCCCGCATTCGTCGGGCCCAGGAGGTCGGTCCCGAACTCGCTAACTTCGATCGCGCCCAGGCTGCCCTCTCGCGCGAGTGGCGCGAGCTCACCGATAAGCTCGTCGAGCTTTTCCTGCCGCTGGTGACCGGTCTGGCCGACGGCATGACGCGCATCCTGCAGATGATCAACACGCTGGCCGAGGCCCCAGAAAAACTGCTGGAAGACATCGGCGAGCTGCTACAGGTCTTTGCGCCGGACGCCTGGGACAAAAAGATCGACAAGTGGCTCGAGCAGCTACGCGAGGACCAGAGGCCGCAGCCCGACGCGCTCATCAACATGTTTCTGGGCGGCCTCAATCCGTTCGCGCCGAATCGCATCCCGGGCGGGCCGCCGGTCCCCACGTTCTAGACGATGCCTCAAACCCCGCTGCCATCGCTCACCTTTAGCGGCGTGCTGTCCGCCGGCCTGCCGACCATCGGGAGGATCGTTTACAACGGCTACGAATTTCCCTCGGCCCAGCGGCATCGTCTTCGCTGCACGCCTCTGTTCTCCGACAGCGGAATGTCCCACAAGTGCAACGTCTGGACACTGTCCGTAGCGTTTTTTCTGACCTACGACGACGAAGATGGCCTGGCGACACGCCTGCAGGATTTCAGCGGCGCGGGCAATGCGGGCCTGCGCGATAAGCTCACCGCCCCCGGCCGGCAATTGATCATCGAGGACTGCGGCTACGGCGATATCAACATTTCGCCCAACACCGACGGCACCCGCGACGTGCTCTGGGGACCGAAGATCGTCGATTTTCAGATCAATCGGATTGGCAATCAGGCCGCTGAGGTCATTTGGACCTGCCAGTTTGCGATCGCCGACTGTTTGAACGTGACCGACGGCACGGCGATCTCGAAGCTCGAGCAAAATCTGCTGGCGGCCGAGGCCAACGTTGAATTCGTGATCGACGACGACGGCCTCACATCGCGCGTCATCAGCGGCTACATCGAGGTGCCGCAAATGCGGAGCGACACGAACCGCCCGGTGCGCGACGTCGAGGCCATCTTCAGTACGATTGTGTGGGAAACCCCGGTCGGCTTTCGCCGCTCACCCTCGGACCGCCGCGTCTCGGCCAATCGCGCCCGGATCGACTATCGGATCGTGGACACCGAAATGCCGGGGGATGACGCGCCGCCCGACGGCACGACGCAGGCCGAGGTGACGATGTCGCTGGAAAACCGCCAGCCGAGCAATTTTCACCTCTGGCAGTGGACGATTGAAGGCCGCATCAAAAGCCGCCGCGGGTTCGATCGCAGCCACCCGTACAACGCGGCATTTCAGATTCTGGCCGGCTACGTCAGCCGCATGCGCGCCCACGTGCTGTCCGTCGGTCAATCTCTGATCCCAGAGTTTGTGCGGCTGCGACGGATGCTGCACGGGCGCGAGATCAACTTTCAGTTCTCGTTTCAGGTCGCCATGCCGATCGAGCAGATCATCACGGCCAGCGGCATGTTCGAGCCTGTTCCTGGCGCCGACTGGAACACCTGGAAGGCGTCTCTGCAGCAGATATGGCAGCCTCGCGGATTCGCGCAGCTTCGCGTCGAGCCGCTGCAGGAGGCGATCGTAAACATTTGCGAGGGTGGCGCCCCATCGGTGCTCTCCACCGATAACCGTCCATCGTCGAGCCCCTCGCCGGTCCCGATCTTCGACTGCCAGGGTATCACGCAGCAAAACTCGTGGATCGACTACGACAACCGCCTCTACGGGCAGTGCTATTCGCCCGGCACCGAGCACGCCGGCAGCGAGGAGCAAACGCTCGACATCAACGACAGCACACAGGCCGACTTTCAGGGCGCTGGCGCGACGCTGCTGGGCAAGTTCGACAACGCGCAGACTGTCGATTATCAGTTTCACGGCCCGCCCCTGATGCGGGTCCTGATGGTTGGACGGGCGAAGCGCGTCCAGTTCAAGCCGACGGTCCCGGCGATTTCGACGATTGACGGCCAGCCGGTGGTGGAGATCGACCGCCGCGTCGAGAATCGGAAGGCCGGGGCCTACGCGGGTTGCACTGTGTGGGCCACCGAGTGGAGAATCCTGTACCAGGTGATTCAAAATCCGGCGGCCGAGGTCGCCGCCGACGCCGACTTCCCCAATCCATTCACCGGAGGCCCCTGATGCCCGACGACACGCTGGCGATCGATGTGAAGCTGAATCCCGAGACCGGGCGGGCCGCGATCGCCCTGGGGAGCCTCGAGCCGATCGACATCGACGTCTATGAGGCGGCCGACGCGATGGCGGACATCGAGCGACAAATCGCCGGCACGCCGGCCGAGCAGAACCTCGTGGCCCGCTCGCGGCTCGTGGCCGAGTACGTCGCCGAGACGTACCAGACGCGGCTAACGCCCTATCAGGCCGACGCCTTCTTCCAGCTGGCGGTGCTGCTGGTCGAGGCCCTCAAAAAAAAACAAGCCGCCTCGATCGCCTCCGTTGTCTCGTCGCTTGGGCTTACGGCGGCCTCGACACCCGCGACTGGGGCCGGCACGACCTCGAACGCTACGCCGCCGGAATCAGCGCCTGCCGAGACTACGAGCGACTCCACGGCCCCGACGTTTACAGCATGACGAGCGACGACGTTTACAAACTGGCGATGCGGGTCTTTGACAACCCGCGCAAGGCCGAGGACTATCAGCGCGCGGTGGCCTGGGCCAAGCTCGAAGCACAGCTGGCGGCCGAGGCCGAGTAAATGGCAAGCACCAAAAAGACCCGCCGGCACGACGTTCGCGAGCTCGTTCAGGACGAGGTCGCCTATGCTGCGCCGCAGGTCTATCTGCTTCAGTATTTCGCCGACCGCGTGCCGCCATTCACGCTCTACACGGCCGAACTGATGGAGCTCGACGAAACGGTCTGGTTTGCGTCCTGCGTGGCCGATGGCCCGCTTTACGCGGCCGAGATTCTGGTCAAGGCCCGGAGCCCCGAGGTCCGCGAGTTCGTCCACGCGACGTGGAAGAAGTTCTGGTCTGGATGGTCCTGGTACGTCATGCGCAGCAAGCAGTTCGGCTATCAGGCCTTCCAGGTGCTCTATCGCTACGACCACGACAAGCAGCGCTGGGAGCTCGATCGCCTCAAGGACCTGCATCCCCGCGACGTTCGCGTGCTCACCGTAAAACGCAAAAAGGTCGGCGTGCGTATCAAGGCCGGGGCTAGCTATCTGCCGCAGGTCAACACGCAGGGCCAGCACGACCTGTGGGGCGCCGGAGGCCTGTGGTGCGTTCACCAGTTCGAGTTCGGCGGCTGGTACGGCCGGGCGCTGTTCGAAAAGGCCCACAACGCATGGTGGGAAAAGCGCGGTCGCGGCGGCGGGATCGACGTCCGCCGGCTGCGCATGATGAAAGACGCCTGGCGGGGCGACTTTATGCGCTACCCCGAGGGCACCCGCAAGGACGAGGAAGGCAAGACGATCACGAATCGGGCCTTCGCCCTCAAGATGATCGAAATGCTACAGTCCGGCGGCGTCGTTGCCCTGCCGACGGCCCGCGATCAGAAAACCGGAGAATATCTCTGGGATTACACACCACCGTCCGGCGGCACGGCCGGGGCAAGCCAGGTCATCGAGTGGGTCGATAAGCTCGACGACGGCGTGCTGCGGGCCATGAACGTGCCCAAGGAGGTTATCGAGGCAGCCACCAGCGGCAGCGGCTTCTCGGGCCGCTCAATCCCGATGATTTCGTTCTTGACGATGGGCGATCGCCGGCTCAAGGAGCACGTTCGCGACTGGCGCCGCGACATCATGGACCCGCTCGTCGACGTGAACTACGCGGGCGAAACCTACGATGTTGAGCTCGTCCCCCTAGTCGAGATCGTGGGCGAGCAGGTCGGCAACATGGGGCAGCCGAACTTATCGAGCCAGGCGAACCCTGCGCGGCCGCCCGGCCCCCCCGCCGGTCAACTGTTCCCCGGCGCCGGGCGGCCCGCATCGATGCCGCCGCAAAACGGGCGGACCTCGGCGGATCGCATTGGAATCCCGCGCCAGTTCGCCGGCGACGATGCCGAGCAGCCGGCCGCCGATCAGCTCGTTGAGGCCGCCGCCTCGGCCGCGCGTGCGATCAGCGATGAGGTCAGTCGTCGCGTGCAGGCAGCGCTAAAAAAAAACGGGACCCGGTCGAGTTTCTGGCCGAGGTCACCCGCAGCCTCGAGGACCTGAGCCCAACGATCGCCGAGACGATCTACGGTGCCTCGATCGCCGGCTGGGCGGCCGGGGCGGGGCAGGTTCTGGGCGAAACGGCGGTCGAAACGCTGGACGAGCGGCGAGGGACCCCGCCTGAGGCCCCAGGATCGCCGCAGGGGCCGCCGGATCGCGTGGGCGGCATTCTGTTCGAGACGCCCGGCGAGGGCGTGGTACGCCTTCCTGTGATCGATACCGCGATCCGCCGGATGCAGACCTCCGAAGTCCTGATTTCCGACGACTACTATGCGATCGCCGCCGCTGCCCGCGGCAATGCTTTTACGGTGACGGGCGATATCACCACCAGTACGATCGAGCGGCTGCGGGACCTCGTGTACGAGGATCTGGCCCAGGGCACCAGCCGCGAGGCCTTCATGGAGGCGGTCGAGGCCGCGATCCCGGGCCTGCCGATCTCCGAGGCCCACCTCGAGCAGGTCTACCGGAACGCCGTCAACGCCTCGTTCACCGAGGGCCAGGAGACGATTCTGCGGCACCCACTCGTCGAGGACGAGTTTCCCTATCGCGTCTACGCGGCGATCCGCGACGACCGAGTGCGCGACGAGCATCGCGAGCTCGAAACGCTCGGCCTGGACGGCACGGCCGTCTACCACAAGGACGATCCGACGTGGCGGCGGTTTCGGCCCCCCTGGTCGTGGAACTGCCGATGCGGCTGGTACGCCATCACCGTCGAGCAGGCGGCGGCCCTTGGCGTCCGCGAGGCCCGCGTCTGGCTTGAGACCGGGGTCGAGCCACGCCACGAACCAGTGATGCCGCCGAACTTCGCTCCCGACCCGCGCTGGGATCGGTCGCCCTTCGGAGTGCTTCCCTGATGCCGGCCTATGCGACGCGAGTCTTGATCGACGACGTGCCATGCCGGGCATGGCCGGGGAAGTTTCCGCTTGCGCGCCGCGTGGCGAACTCGTATCACTGCCCGCGCGGCATGCAGCCGGGGCTGGCAAACGTCGTGCTCAAGCGATCGCAGGTCGACGCGCTAAACTTCGAGACGGCCCATACGCTGACGTTCGTCGCGCAGGAGACCGTGACGTTGCGCGGCCTGCGCGTTCTGCAGGCGCAGAACCTGATGCCCTCGGCGACGACGCAGCTCGACACGCCCTGTCTCGTGACGCTTGCCGATCCGCGGTACGTGCTGCTGAATCTGACGAGCGTCAACAAGAACTACAACGTGCCGGTCGATGAGCAGCCGCACGGCTCGGCGGGGATCGAGTACTTCACCGATACGACCGACGCCGGCACTCCCTGGACGTGGCAGGGGATCGTCGACGACCTCTGGGACCAAATGCCCGCCTCCCTCGCTGGTGCGGCCCCGACGATTCCCTCGCCGCCGGCGACCGATCCGATCAATTACTGCTTCGCCGGCCTGTCGGCCTGGGAGGCGGCCTGCATCGTGTTCGGCGATCTCGGGCTGGCGGCCTACTACAATCCCTTATCGCTGTCCTTCGGGCTGGCGGCCTACGGCGGAATCCAGTCGGGGCTCTCGAACAGCCTGGCCCGCGTCAACCGCCGCGAGTTCGACACCTTCGCCAGCTACGGGCTGTCGACGCACGTCCCCGAGACCATCAAGGTCGCGTTTCGCAAGCGGCAGTCGATGCATAGCTCGCCGACCTGGATGGAGATTTCCGGCGGCCCGCTCTCGTCGGCCGTGGTCATCAAGGACGTGTTGACGCACGTGGCCGGAGCAATCGCCGGGACCGTTGTGACAATTCACGATTCGATGCCGGTCGAGCTCGATGTCAACGGCAGTGTGACGAACGACGCCGACCTGCAGACGCGCGCCGATGCCGTGGCCCTGTCGTGGATCAATCGCGCGAAATCCTCGGCCGGGACGATTCGGGGCGATCGCCGCGTGGCCGGAATCATCAACGACGTCTATCCGGGCGAAGAACTGGCGGCGGTGAAGTGGGCGAACTACGGGCCGCTGAACGAGCCCTACGATGGGTGCGGGACGTGGCTGCATTTCCAGCCAGCCGGCTACGAGGACCTCGAGGCGTCCGCCAGCCGCCGTCTCGTCGCCGAGTGGCCTCTGGTCAATTACCGCGACCCCAATGGCGACCGTCTGGGGCTGACCTACTGGCGCGAGCCGATCCTGTGCCGGTTGAACTCCACGCTGTCGGCTGGCGGCAGCGCACCAGCTGGACGACTATTCTTCGACGGAATGGCGTGGCAGGAGTTTAGCGCGTCGTCGGCCGAGATCACCGTCTACGACTCGCTCAACAGCTTCAACGGCATCACGGGCGACCGCTGCTGGGTATACTGGTGTCGGGCCTCGGGCCGATACGAAATCCTCCAGAAGAAGTGCTAGCGCATGGTCGTCAATCGCCGGCGGGTTTGTCTGACCTGTGGAGGCAAGCGCAGACGCCGGGCGTGGGGCCGATACTTCGCGTGGTATCCATGCCCCGATTGCTGCGAAGAACCAGGCGGCGGCGGCAGCGGCGGGAGCGGTCCAAGCAGCGGCTCGAGTGGCAGCAGCGGCTCGAGCGGATCATCGCTCATCCTCACGCAACCATGCACGAACGCCTGTCTGGGTGGCCTCATTCCGGCGCGATTGCTGTTGGAGGTAAGCGGCGTGGTCTTGGGCAGCGCGTCTCCGGGCTGCGACGACGTGAGTTATTTCAACGGCTCGTTCGTGTTTGATTACTGCGGATTTAACTCATTCAGGCGCGAGTGCTGCTATTACGCGCCGATCACGTGCAACGGGTGCTGCCTGCCATCCACAATCCCCCCCTACTGCCCATCCGCATCTGTGTGGCACAACACGCACTCGCACTCTTGGAACATCTGCCTCCGCTCATGGAACCCGCCCGGCCCTGTGATTGAGGCCACGCAGATTGACATCAGAAGCGGCCTCGGCCGAGGTAATACTGGCGTCTGCCGCACAGACGCTGATTACATCGCTGCCTGCCCGGGTGATTGCGCTGTTGGCGGGGCGGTCCAGAGTTGCGCGACGCCCGGATTTGTAGTGGCAATTCGGCTGCCCGACAAGATCGACTGTACGACACTCAACGCGTCATTCGATGCGTCGTCGCTGGGTGATAACCGGATCATCGAAGACGGCACTCCGTACATTGATATTTCCGCGCTGACCCTCACAGTAAGTGCTCTCTGATGGCGCATTGCGACTTTGGAGAAACTCAGGGCCGCGGCCGCGCCGTGTATCGCTGCCGGCATTGCGGGTTCACGCTGCGGGCCGTTTGGCCGATCACGGCCGAGTGCCGGCGAATCGAGCTCGTGCCGAAGGTCGTCGCCTGCCGCGCTTGTGGCGAGAGGCAAGGTTGGCTGAATCGGGCCTCCGATTTGGTCTCGACCAAGATCAAGCTCGGCGATCGGGTCGCCGCCGTGGCTGGGCCCGTTCAGCGGGTTTGGCGGTGGCTCACCAATTGGCGGCCGCCGCGAACGACGATCCTCCTGCGCTTCCCGCACGGGCTGGGTGACTGCGTTCAGCTGTCCCCTGTGCTTCGGCATATTCGCGAGCTTCATCCGCACGTCGACGTAGATATCGTCGTTGGCCGAGGCAAGGGCAAGATGCTCTCGCACCTATGCCGCAATGTGTTCGAGGATCACGAGCCGCCAGGCCCGTACGATCAGCGGCGCGACGTCTTTGCCGACGAGCCCGGCGGTGAAGGCTGGCACGGCCACCCATCGACCAAGGCCGAGTGGATACTGCGGCGCCTCATGTCGATCGAGCCACGCAACGAATGGTGCGGTTATGACGTGGCCTGGGACGCAGGCGATGCCTTGGCGGCCTCGGCCTTCATCGATCGCCACGGCCTCGAGTCGCGCCGCTACATGCTGCTGCACTACCAGGGGATCACGAAGCGCAACCAGAAGAACGCCGGCGAGGAG